TAAAAAAGTTTTTAAATCTTGCAATTACATTTCCAGTTTGGCTTATAATTTTACCGTAATCTTCACCATCTTTATCCATGTATTTGCCTAATCGCTCTTGTACTTGATCCGAGATAGCTTTTGATAATCCTACTCTTTTTATATTTAATAGTGTGGCAGTTTGTTTTGCTTTAAAGTCCGCACTTTGTTCCATTTCTTTAGCTTCCATTTTAGAAACAAATTGCGTCATTGCTTTACCGCGCTGTATTGCAAATGCAAGATTACTATCTTTTTTAAGATCCTCTTTAATTCTAGGAAGCAAATGTTGATCAGTTAAATTTGGATATTTTTTACGATAAATATCTTTTAATTCATTTTCTAACTTTTTCGCTTCATTTGGGGTAATTTCTTTAATATTTCCTTTACTTTGTGTCCATCTACTTTGTGAATTTACTGTGTTAAAAACGTCAACAGGATTTACTTGTGCTCGTTCAAGAGCACTGTTTATAAATCCATTAAACGGTGCAAGAGCTTCACCTGTTATATTATTGGATTTAGTAAAAGTTAATAATTCATTAATATTGTTATCAACAGAAGTTTGATCTCCAGTTTGTGCAGCTAAATTAATAGAATTAGTAATATTACCAGCATAATCTTTTAATCTAACATCTTGAGTAGTTTGACCAGCTTCAAGCTTAGTTTGGCGATCAAAATTCTGACCCCATTCAGACTTACTAATTAGATCTTTAGCTTTAGCATCAAATACTGATTTATCCTGTATACCTGTCCACTGTCCTTGTAGCCTATCTGATATAGTTTTAACTGCAGTATTATAGGCATTCGTAGTAAAGTTATCTGGGTTAGTTATATCTACCCCGACTCCTATAGAATTTTGAATAGTTTCAGGATTTATTTGAATATTAGCATTTGCAAAGTCTTGACTATACAGATCAGTAATTGCTTTATCAGGAGTTCCAGTAGCTATATGACGTGCATGTATTTCTTCTGCTTTTTGTTTGTATTCAGGAGTACCGCGAGTAAATTGTGCAAGTTCTCCAAGTTCTTTTTTTATTGTTTGTTTATTATTCCAAGTTTCTAATACATCTCGATTAGCTAAATCCTTCGTAAGATTACTAATTTTTGTAGATTTTTCATTCAACAAACCTAAATTTCGTGCAGTTGCAGATTTACCAGCTGCTCCTTTATCTGCAAACATGCCTAATTGATTATCTAATACATCACGGACTTCATCAGGATTTCGTGCTTTAGCTAAAAGTAAATCAGTGTTGTCATTAGCAGTTTCGCTTAATTCATTAAGGCCTTCTTGTAAATATGCTAGCCCTTTATCTCTAGTTCTACTAGCTTCTCGATTTCCTGCTAACTTCTTATCTAATAGCGTATTATCAGCTCGTCTAAGTATTGTATTGATAAGATTTCCTTGTTTGCCTGCCATAACTTTCCCCTATACGTTAGCGTATTGCGGTTTCATTCCTTGAGCAACACGATGTGCGTTGAGATCGTTTTCTGCAACTTTATAGTCAGCTAGACCTAAGTTCCAGCGCCTATTCACATCAGCTTGATCAAATACCATAGCTTTGTCAACACTATCTAAATATTGTTGGTTTTGCTTGTTTCCTACATGTTGATTATAAGCACCCCATCCTTTTAAGAACATATTCGCAGCTGCTTTTGCTCCCCCAAGAGATTCTAACGTATCCTCAAGCATATTATTACTGCCCCCAAAACCTGTACTCTGTCCTAATGTATTAAGATTAAATTGATTAGATTGGGGTCCAGCAGGGTATTGTTGTTGTAGTTTCCATATAGGAATCCCCCCGATTGAGGGCGCATTATTGTCTGAATAAATTGCAGTATTATTCGGATCAGCATAACTACCAGCGGTACCGCCCTGACCACCTTGATTGAGCCATTGTCTTCTAAAATCATCTATTGATTGCATGTATATATCTCCTACGTGTGAATACAGTTGTTGTTTAAATCTTACTACACAGAGCTATTAATTGCATTATTTAAATTAGTTAAACATTGCGTCATATAAATCATAAGTAGCTTCAGGAGAGGTAACAATACTACTTAGGCTTATATCTACAAATCCTAACATACCTGTTATTACCTGATCAGCTTTTATAGCACCACTATTACTGCGCATTCTCCATGATGATCGAGTTGCTGCTGCTATAGACATACCATAATTTTCTTTATTAAGAAAATCTTCCATCTCTTTAATTTCTTGTAATTTTTTAGCTCTAGTTCTATTCCAAGCTGTGCTTTCTTTTGAAAGTGCATCAGCAGCTGTTTGAATAGCCATTGATTTTAAAGAACTTACTCCATTAAAAGCCTGTAAGCCAATAGATGCCCACTGTAAAGGAGTAAACGATAAAGGACTTTTAAAACTAGTCATAGAGTTAAAACTAAACCCAGCAGACGGCATTTCTGTTATCGTGACATCACCTATCATATCCCCCATGCCATCAAACATAGCGCCTTCTGTTCCACCACCTTCATACGTTACATTTCCTTCCCATGACATAATAGCTACACTAGCAAGCATGCCTAATAACATCTGTAACATAGGGTCATCTGTTAATTCTGCTATAATTAACTGAATAAATTGTTGAACTATAAATTTAAAAGCATAAGTAGCTAATTTTACTAATATAAATTTAATAAGAGTTGCAGTACCTGCTGCTGCTGCAACACCAAATGCTTTAATAAAAGCTTTAAGAGTGGCTCCACCATCTGTACCCCAAGTAAAATAGATAATAACAGCAAGAATAATAATCATTACAAGGGCTTGAAAGAAACTCATACCAGCTTGTACTATTACTTCATAATGAGCTACGTAAATAGATACATGTGCGCCTGATAAAAATAATTGAGCTGCTTGTGTAGTAGATAGATCTTTAACAAATGTATAAATAAAAGGGACCATTAAATCGTCTTTAGCCCCTAAATTAAACTTTACTGTTTTAAAAACACCTGTTGCTCCATCTACGACTCTCATTGCTGCAATAGGAGCAGCTACTGTATACGCGTCTAACCCATTAGGTTTAATACAATAGTACGTAATTGACTGCCCTGAAGTCGTCTCTTCAGAAGCTTGTTGAACGTATCTAAGAACTCCTGATCCATTATTTTCATAAACAGCATCTGGAGTTAAATATATGATGGTACTTGTAGATCCATCTGCTTCTTGTAAAACCGGACTAGAATTGTTATAAGATAATCTTTCAGTTACTTGTAACCAATTAGCAGCTTCTGTAGTAGTAGTACCTGGATTAACTACCCCATTACCATCTAAAAAATCTTGTACTTCCGTTAAATTATCTGCTTTATAACCTACATTATAAGTACCTTTACCAGATGAGCTGTAATAAGGAAATTTTAATAAACCATCATCCCCAAATTTAGACATATCTGAGTAATAAATACCATTCTCTGCACTCCCACTATTAGCATTAATATCTGTTAATGAAGTAAATGTGTATGTAATATAGTTGAATTGAAATGCATCATTTTTATCTTCAGTAGTTGTTAAGATATTATTAGTAGGTTTATCGTCCCCAGAAGCAGTATTGTTGTATGCTCCTTGAGTACTTCCTTGAGCGGGGAATAAATTTTCAAACATTCTAAATAAATAAGACATGCCTGCTTGAGAAGTATCCCACATACGTACACCAAAATTTACATATACATTATCTACATCTCCTGGAGCTAATCCACTATCACTTAAAACTCCATCAATAAGTTCAGATGCGTCTAAATTAATAATAGCTAAAAGATCTTCAATTTGTTGTTTTTTAGTAGATCCAAATGTTGTGTAATTTGCATTACTAATGCGGAGAGGTACAGCTGGAATAGCTTGTAATACAGTATTATCCATATTAATAGGCTCTTCAACAGTATCTAAATCTGGGTAAGTTCCAGTGCCTACTTTATACGCAAAAAGATAAGTTCTGCTAGGAACAGAATTTTGATAATACTCAACAACATAATGTAATCCTGTAGGTTTACTTGGTACAGTATATGGAAGAGTTCTAATTGTTCCCGCTGCGTTATAAACCTGAACTGTATAATTATCAGGCGTAGAATTATAAACAACAGTACCTAAATTAACTTGCCATCGCTGATCGGCTTCAAAAGAATCATTAGTTACAGATTCACTTGTTATATCAATATCGAAATGATTTGTAGCGGTAGTTACTTGAAAAGTATCAGCAAATGGAGTTCCTGCTGTTGTGCTTGTAGTTACATGCCCAACCCCCATCGTATTGGTTTCAAAATTATATTCTTTATTTTCTTGTAACCAATACTTTATCCAATCTGATTGTGATAAGGCTTTTAAAGCAGATGATTCAGGAGTACAGGGTACTCCGGTAAGAGTTTGGAGTGCATCCGTTAATTCTGTGTAATTAACAATAAGAATATAAGATTCAAGCTGAGGAAACCCTTCAAAATAGTTTCCATTCTCTATAAACTGCATAAATTCTTTAATATTGCCTTTTAAACTACGAAATACAATATTATAAATTAATGAAGTAGCAAGATCTTTATCATCTAAAACGGATTGAAGAACGGATTGTTGGATAGGATTTTTCTTATCTACATCTTCAAATAAAGGGTAGTTACGAACTTCAAAGTATTCAACAGTTTGGGAACTCCCTCCGTCATACCCAAGCAATACCATAATAAGTTGTACAACCACTTCTACTATTTGTACAACTGCCATTACTATGCCAACAACAACATCAACTATGACATTAACAATGCTGGCAATAAAGCCCATGTATTTTTACCCAGTTGGTTCAGCGTTAGTAATCTGGGTATTAATATTGCCTGTACCAGTTACATTTAATGCAGTTACCCCAGTAGATGCTATGCCTGCTGTAGAAGTATTAACAGCCCATGCATCTAATAAAGTTTTCAAATATTTTTGATCTGCATTCCATTTAAAACCTTTAGCTTGTTCACTAGATAGATTATTCGCTCTTCCTGCTACTGAAGTAGTTGTAGGAGCTGTTTTAGTAGTTTGTTCTGTTTGAGCAAATTCTGTAACTTCTTTTTGAAACAATAAAGATTCTTCAGCATTGCCTTTTTGAGTTCCAATTGTATAAGCTACTGCTTGTTGTAAGGTAGCCTGCATTGCTGTTAAATAAACAGTTGCGTAATCACTACCAGTAATTCGACCTAAATTAAACTGGGCAGCTAGATGAGCATTTACAGTTTCCATCATATCATCTAGTACACCAGTTCCTGTTACTACATTATCTGCACTTGTAGTAACATTAGCAGTTAAATTAGTAATAGTGAGCGCCATTAGTTAACTCCTACATTAAGTCCTGCAGCTTGTTGGGCTGCAGCAAGTTTTTTTAATTCATCAACTGACAAATCTGGAAGAACAGTTACGTTAAACTTTTTAGTTATATACGGCTCTAAAACTTTTTCTCCATTATGTGCAGTTACTGTTCTAAATTTTTGCATTTCAGCAAATCTAATTTGATTGTAAATAATGTTAGGAACATGCCATCCTTCTTCATTATTAAACGGAACATATTTTTTAATCATTTCTCCGTTATTAATTCCTGAAGCTCCTACAGTAAAAATAAGGCCTGCATGTGATGCCATTAATGGATCATTCGGCGTAACAATAATACGCACTAATTTCATAGCTAGTTGTTCTGGAGTTAGATTCTCATCTTTTTGTGCATCTAATGCTTTTTGTACAGCGGCTCTTGATGCAGCTGTAGATCCAATATCTACAGAAGATTCATCTTTTACATATGTTCCAGCTCTAGAATCTACTAAAGTAGATATAAGTTTTTTTCTTCCAGTTTTATGATGTACTACGACTCCATAAACATCAGACAATTCTTGACGTAATTCTTCATCCGTCATTTCATCAATTGCAGTATCAGTACTTGTATTCGACATGTTTTAACTCCTCGTTTGTTTAGAAAATGCCCCCCAAGAGCTGCGCTCTTGGAGGACAATTCCCTATTGTTTAAAGCGCTGTTTTCAGTGTCCAAATAATGCCAAGACGTTCTGGGCGAAGCGCCATGAAACCGTAATACCATTTAATGGAGTAGAACCCTACTTCACCATATGGATCATCCAAAGAAGCTATTTCTTTGCCAGGTTTCTTGTGATTGATTGAAAATTTAACGCTCTTACCATCAGTTTGAAAACCGATAGTTGTAAACGCTCCATCTCCAACTACTAACATTGGGAAAACATCAGCACCGTTCTTACCAGTACCAGCTGTATCAGAAGAAGCTGCACCACCTTTTCGGTCATGCTGCATTTCTGGAACTACAACGATACGGAACTGGTCAACGCTACCAATTTCACCATTTAATACGTTACTGGCATCAGCGTATTTCTCAACGCCAACAAATCCAGAACCAACACCTGATCCAGAAATGTCAGTCAACTTACGAACTACTGGAATCAATTCAGATCCAATGTACATAACTCGACCACCATTAACGGTCTTAGTGTCAATCATACGAGATCCAGCAATAATCTTTGTTTGCTTAGGAGTTTTATTATCATCCAAAGCAATAGAAAGATTCATTAGATCTTCGTAAGTAACAACTTCATCAACATCTAGTTTGCTACCAGTCGTTACAGCATTAGTAGCACTAGAACAATAGTAAGCTGTACCGTTAGCAGTTGCTGTAGTAATAAGATCTGCCTGAAGCTCCGCTTCAGTCAGCTCATTAGCACCAACAAGTGCTTCTTCCGTAATGTGCATCAAAAGATCTGCATCAGAATCAAAATCCATTGATTCTTGAGTGTACTCAGTAAAGAAACCACGTTTTAGCAGTTCACCTTCAACTTGCGTACGTGTAAAACCAACTCTATTAACTCGTCCACCATTTTCACGAAGAGTTGGAATTTTTCTTTTAATAGCACCAGTATCTTTAGATGACCCGTACAAGTTACCACCAACTTCAACAACATCAACAGCACCACTAGCTGCAATAGCAGCAGCTTCATCGTTGTATGCACCTTCAGCTCCAACTAAATCACCTGAAGAATCATAAGCAGACCATTTCTGTTTTGTAATAACAGCTCCAGCTGCATTCAATCCTTGGTCATTCAAGTTAGTTGAATCTAGCAAAGGTGTGTATACATCTTGCTTAATCTTTTTACCCATATGCTTAGGCATCGCACGTACATCAGCCAAAGGCATGAAATACATTTGATCTCTAACAGCAATGAGAGCTTTCTTAAAATAATAATCAGTTCTTGCTTGTGCACCTATATTAGATGCAGTTCCGCTAGCTGTGCTAGACGGAGAATTATACATATTTTCGTTAGCCATAATAATGCCCTATTAAATAATAGTAAGTATTACGGTGTAGCATACTTTTTCATAAACTCTTCATCAGATAATCCTAAAAATTCAGGATCAGCTGGAGCTTTATTAGAAGCTGTTTGCTTCACCGGAGCTGCTGCTTTTCGTTTTTTATCACGATCTACATCAGCTTGCTTAGGTTCAGAGTTACTTGATACTGTAGAAGATTCAACAGATTTAGATGATTTTCCAGTAACTAGAATATTATTCTTATGCATGTATTCAGCTGTTTGTCTATACGCTTCAACATCAGGAATATTTTGTAATTTTCCTAAAATCTTTTCCTGTTGCATTTTTGAATGTACTTGTTCAAAAACACCACTCAACATATGTTCATTAACTATTGCAATAATTTCAGGTTGGTCAGAAATAGTAGATCTACTTTCTGGGTCCCATTCCTTAGTTAAAACATCAATAGTTTTATTAAATGTTGGCGTGTCTTTAATATCATCGAGTATTCGATCCAAGTTATATTCTTTATCTGTAATAGAATAGTTATTGGGTTGATAATTTACTGTTGCTTCTGGGTCAATCTCTAAAGGATCTACGGTACTTTCTTTAATTAGCTTAGTAATAGCCTGCGGGTCTTTTTTAGATAAATCAATTAAGTTATTTAACTTGGCTTCATCTAATAGCTCATTATTTTCTAACATCTTAATAAGCTTAAGATTAGGCTTTAATTGAGACATCTTTTTCTGATAATTAGCGCCCATTTGCATTAAACGAACAATATCATCAGGATTTTTTACCTGCATGTCTACACCATTGGCTTTAAAAGGTGCCGTAACCTTTTCATAAGCACTTTTGTAATCAGGCTCGATAGTTTCCTGGGTATCCCCGGCTGTGTCAGTTGAGTCCTTTTTACTAGTATCAAGAGAGTCTGTTGTCTTACTATCAGAAGATGGTTCTTGCTCCGTTTGGGTATCCCCAAATGGTTGGCTTACTTGATCTTGAATAGGGTCAACTTCAGTTTGCTCCTGTGCTTCACTAACCCCTTCTGTAGAGGCTATATCACTGTCATCATCAGTTTGATCTGATGTGTTAGTTTCTTCTTCAACTACTGGATTTTCAACAGTTTCTTCTTCAACTGCATCTAAAAATTCAGCAGGATCTTTTTCTAAAAATTCTTTATCTGATAAACCTAAAGAAGTTTGAGTCATTTAGACACCTCTTCAGCTAGTATTTCTTCACGAGTTTCTTCATGTTCACCAATTGCTTGATCCATTTCTGCTCCTCGCCGCATAACAGATTCTAAGAAATTAGCTAAAGCTCCAACACCATATTGCATGTTGTCTATTAGTTTCATTTGAGCTTCACTTAAATTTGAACTTTTAGCCATAACTAACCTAGCTGCTTCTTCTTTAAAATAGCCTTCATCAATAACATCTTTAAAATGTTTATTAGCCATTAATTTAACACAGCTATCCCGCATTGTTCTAATTCGTTGTGCTGCTTCAATTTGAATATCTACTTGTTCTAATTCCGTAGTCATAGTATTCCTTCTGATTTAGTTAATATAAACAACTCCTTATTGTTTATTTAACGATCAACTGTAGTATTGTCAAGATTTATTTCTGCATCCAATTGTTTATTGTCTAAATTTACTTGTCTATCAAACTCTTTATTTTCTAAATTTTGGGCGTGTTTACGATCTTCAGTTGCAGATTCTCTACGATCTTTAGTTCCTGATTCTTTATCAACAAAATCAAGATCTGTAAGATCAGCACCACTATGCATGCTTCTTGCTTTAGCTTGCTCTGTTTGTGTTTTAGCAGTTTTAAGAGCAACATCAACTTCATTCTCTTTACCTTTAGCAGTTTCATTAGCCACTTGTGCTTGTAATAGCGCCATTTCAAGCTGCATTTTTTGTTGGGCCATAGGATCTGGCTGAGGTTGATACTCTTGAATACGTTTAGCTAAATCAGGCATTTTACGTAATTTAGCTATATCAGCTAGTATCATTTGACTCATTTCAGGAGGCATAGTGTTACCCATTGTTTGTAACATGAATGCTAATTCACTACCTTTCTGCTCATCAGCTTCCGCAGTAGAAATATTAAGCTTAATGTCATACTTGCCCCCTAAATCATTTCTATTAATAGCTATAAATTCTTCGTTAGTAATACGAATAATTTCTTCATCTTCTAAAAATTCAGAATTCATAGATATAACTTTACGTCCAATTTGGTTTAAGCCATTAGATAGTCTACGTAAAATACCTAATTCTCGTTTAGATGTAGCATCAAGTGCTGATCTAATACCAGTAGCAGTAGTTCCTAATGCTTGGCCAGAGATACCTTGAGTAAATGCTTTAACACCTGTTAATGCTTCAGCATCGTTATTCTGCATATTAAGTACTTCTAATGCAGATCTAGGAATCTCAGGATAAACTTCCATATGAAATGCTTGTCTAGGATCAACATTAGCATTAAATTTGTAGTCTTCTCCCCGCTCAAATTTACGTGCATTAGTAACATCTAGTGCATCTTTTCTAATACCTTGTTGCCCACTAGCACTACGACCAATAATATCAATAATACCTCTAGTAACAGCTCCTACTATTTTCTGATTATCTTCAATAAGAGCTGCATCAGGTTCTCCATAAATATTTTTACGTCTTGGTAAATACTGAACTAAAATAAATGGAATTTTTTTATCAGGAAATGGATTCTTTTCCATTCTAATAAGCGTATCCCCTATCCATGTAGCAACAAATGGTTCAACTTCACCTGTATCATCTATATCCCAATACCCCCAGTATTCTCGAGCAATAACTTTTTTACGGGCCTTATCTTTAAATGTAAATGAACTATCATCTGTATTAACTTCATGATCAGGCTCAGATAGTACTGAAGCACTTTCAAAGTTAATATCATCTAAGTTTTTATATCGTCCGTCTTTTTTAAGTTCAGATAATGATGTTTCAAAACTATAAATAGCAAAGTTTGCTTTTTCTAAATCACCATCACAGGTAGGATCTACAATTATATTATTATAATCACAGACTGTTAATACAGGTTGGTTTTTAAGAGTAACAGTTTTCATTTTAGATGTCTGACCAGTTTTAACCTCTTGCATTTGAGGTTGACCAGTTTGTGGATCAATAGCAGGTTGACCTGTTTGAGGATCAAGTGCCATTTGCATTTCCATTACATCTTCGTAAACCTTACGCTTACCTTCTTCAAATTCCCAACCAACACGTACTACTACAGTACCTTCATCTACAGCAGTTCGAATATATTCATCAATAAAACTAACTTTATCCATACGACAATTGAGCTGATAATTTAATAACATCCCATTTTGTACGGCAGAATCTTTATCTTCAAATGTTTGAGGAGACGTATTAAATAGATCATCAGTAGATAAAAATGGTTCTGATAATGCAGCATATCTCCTTTCAGCTTGCTTACGTGCAAGCTTAGGAACTAACTTTGAACGACCACG